TCGTTGGTTAGGTGAACGTAACCGTGACTTCTATGCACGTGTTATCGTTGAAGCTAACCGCGTTGCTATCCGTAACCGTCGTGGCGCTGCAAACTTCATTGTTGCAACACCTCGCGTTTGCGCAATGTTAGAAATGCTTCCTGAGTTCCAATGGTTCCCTGTTCAAGGTAATGTCAACACTCAACCTGTTGGTATCGCTAAGGTAGGTACAGTTGGCGGACGTTTCAATGTTTACCGTGATACACGTACAGAAGCTCAGTATCAAGTAGGTACTCGTTCAAACCCATTAGAGTATGCTCTATTAGGTTACAAGGGTGCTGAATACTATGATACAGGTATTGTATACTGCCCATACATCCCAGTATTGGTACAACGTACAATCGGACCTAATGACTTCAGCCCACGTGTTGGTTTAATGACCCGTTATGGCGTTATTGACCATATCTTCGGTGCAGCATTATACTACCACTTAATTATCGTAACAGGTCTACACACATCGTTTACACCTGGTACACAAAGCGTATTCCTCTAAGAGGTCTACACTTAGTAAAAAGTGTTCTAAAAAGAACCCGCTCAGTAATGAGCGGGTTTCTTATTGCTTATTTGCAAATAAATGTAATTATTTAAAATGAAAGATACCACAATCGTAATACCAGCTTACAAACATACGAGTTTGCTTATAGATTGTGTTAATTCTATTATTAAAAATACAGATCCGGATGTAGCGGATATATTAGTCGTGTGTAATGGTTGCGATAGAGATACAGCTAATTTTTTATTAGAAAGCAAATCTAACACAGTACGTTTTGTTTGGTATAATGAACCTATAGGCTTCACTAAAGCAGCTAATATAGGTTTGAAGTTAGCTGAAACCCCCTACATACTATTAATGAATACAGACGTAACTGTATTAGACTGGCCTCCAAAAAATCTTTGGTTAACTAATTTAATTGACCCCTTAAAACAAAACCCTAAAACTGCAGTTACTGGTATCTGTAACATGTATTTTAATTATGGTCTTTATATACCGTTTTTTCTTGTAGGTTTACGTAAGACTACCTTAGAACAATTTAACTACTTAGATCAAACGTTTAGCCCGGGGTATGGAGAGGATATAGACTTTTGTTTTAAAGCAGTTGCCGCTGGGTACGACTTAAACGTTATAACTAATAATACATCTGTCGATGAAGAAAAAATATATACCGCTCAGTATCCTATATATCATAAAGGTCAAGGTACATTTGGTTCGGTAGGAGAACAATTAGCTGGTAGAGGTCACGACATAGTATATCAAAGGTATTTTCAAAAATAATCATGTTAGATACAACCATAATAATTCCTGCATATAAACCCTACACTATTTTAAAGCGTTGTGTAGACTCTATTATTGCTACCACTGATTTAACTAAAGCCTGTGTTGTAGTAGTTTGTAATGGTAGTGACAGAGAGAGTGCAGATTACATTTTAAATCTTAACAACCCAGCTATCACGTTTGTTTGGTCACCAGAAGCTTTAGGCTACCCTAAAGCGACTAATATGGGCATTAAAGTAGCTACAACACCGTATGTTATTTTATTAAATTCAGATGTAGTGCTGTATAATCAACCTAAACACTGGTGGGTTGAAAAGATGATAGCACCTTTAAGAACTACACCTAATTTAGCTATTACTGGTTTAACTGAAGTATGGTTAAACGGTAGAAGTTTCTACCCGTTTGCACATGTAGCGCTTAAAAAAGAAGTAATTGAAAAATTAGGCTATATAGACGAAACATTTAGTCCAGGATACGGAGAAGATGTAGATTTTTGCTTTAAAATTACTGATGCGGGATATGATTCCCTTATAGTAGCAGAGTTGTTTCCTGATAACGAAAAAGGGATCAATTTATCTACGTTTCCCATATATCATGGCGGAAAAGAATCGTTCGGTGACGAACGTGGTACTGCTTTGCAAAAAAGAGGTTTCGAAATACTTAAACAGAGATATTTCTCTTAATGACAGTTCCACTTACGTAGAGCTAATGCTTTACGGGTAGGTTTACCGTTTGGTTTTTTCATCGGGCCTTTGACACCCTTCATACGCGCACAAAAGCTCTTACGGCGTTTAGCTGCTTTGCTGCCTGGTTTTAATTTACCTGGCTTAGTAGTAACAGCCATTGACAAGTGACTACCTGGGTGACTGTGACGGTAGCTCATTATACCTTTACGGTTAAGACCACCTGTAGGTGATTTACCAGCTTTCTTTTGCCAAGTAGGTGCATGACCTTCAACAGGAAACGATTCGGTAAATTCTCTTAACAGACTTTCATACCTTGCATCAAAGTTTTTAAATAGCATATATATATTTATGCTTTGAAGTAAATATAAACAGATGAGCAAAAAAAAGCGATTACAAAAACAGAAGTTAGCTCAACAAAGTCAAAATAATGCACCTGCTACTAAAGACAAGAGTATTTTAGTACATCAGGCCGATAAGTTAGAAAGACCGGTACAGATACGACAAAGGCCGGATTTAACAAATAAACAAAAAGAATTTCTCAAAATAGCATTAGACAATCACACTAAGATTGTATTCTTAACAGGTCCTTCTGGTAGTAGTAAAAGCTTTTTAGCCACGTTAGTAGCGCTGGAGCTTTTAAATTTAAAGAAGGTATCTGACTTAATATATATTCGCAGTATAGTAGAGAGTTCAGATAATAAAATGGGATATCTCCCGGGAGATGCTGCAGAGAAACTATCTCCATATCTTGAACCTTTAATGGAGAAGCTTGATGAACTGCTTTGTAAAGCTGATATTAATATGCTTATGAAAGAAAACCGTATTGAAGGTAAACCAACCGGATATCTTCGTGGTCTTTCGTGGAATGCTAAAGCAGTTATCATGGACGAAGCTCAAAATAGTACATTTAGAGAGCTAACTACTTTAATGACTCGTGTTGGTCAGTTTAGCAAATTGTTTATTTGCGGTGACCCTATGCAATCAGATATTAATGGTAAATCGGGATTTGAAAAAATGTGTAACGTTTTTAACGATGAAGAGAGTCGAGATAAAGGTATCCATGTCTTTACATTGACGGAAGCCGATATTGTGCGTAGTGAAATTGTAAAGTTTATTGTAAAAAAATTAGAACTTTACAATAAGAAGGGTTAACTTTTCTAACTACGTCCAGCACACAGGCGAACAAAAAATATTTTTTTATTAGAGATAAAAAAGTAAAAGCCCGTACAATACGTAAATAATATTCCCTGTACTAAAACTATGATATTCGACGAACAAATTTCTCGTAAACCTAATCACTATCCTTGGACTGAGGAATTTATCGAATCCATGCATAATGGTTTTTGGACACATAAGGAGTTTAGCTTTAAGTCAGATGTACAGCAGTTTAAAGTTAAGTTAAACGATCAAGAAAGAGAAATTATTATTCGCACTTTATCCGCTATCGGTCAAATTGAAGTTGCGGTAAAAACGTTTTGGGCTAAGCTTGGTGAAAACCTACCACACCCTTCATTACAGGATCTTGGCTATGTAATGGCTAACACTGAAGTAATTCATAATAATGCTTATGAAAGGCTATTAACTGTACTCGGCCTTGAAGATGTATTTGAAGAGAATCTCAAGTTAGAATGGATACAAGGCCGTGTAAAGTATCTTAAGAAATATACACATCGTTACTATAAAGACAAGAAAAAACAATATCTTTACGCTATTATACTCTTTACACTATTCGTAGAGAATGTATCGCTTATGAGCCAGTTCTACATTATTAACTGGTTTGCACGTAATAAGAATCTGCTTAAGGATACTGATCAACAGGTTAAATACACTCGTAACGAAGAGCATATTCATGCTCTTGTTGGTATGAAGATTATTAACACTATTAGAGAAGAACACCCAGAACTCTTTGATGAAGAGCTTACAGAAAGAATTCTTGCTGAAGCTAAAGAAGCATATGAAAGCGAAGCAAAGATTATCGATTGGATGGTTAACGGCATTAATGAAGACGGATTAACTGCAGCTCATCTTAAAGAGTTTGTTAAAGACCGTATTAACGAATCTCTCAAGGGTATTGGTTTTCCAGAAGTATTTGAAACGGATTCTAAGCTTCTCAAAGATACTTCTTGGTTTAACGAAGAATTACTCGGTAATAATATGACCGACTTCTTCCACTCTCGTCCTGTAGAGTATTCTAAAAAGTCACAAAGCTTTTCAGAAGACGATTTATTTTAATAAAAAGTATAGTATAATATATAAAAATGAGTAACAAGAACATTTACTGGCTGAATA